GTTGAGGAATTCTTCGCCCAAGCAACTAAAGAAGTAGTGAATAGCCTACCTTTAAATGGCGTAATGAGAGATAAGATTTATCAAGGAAAAGACGGTAGCTTGTATATACATGTCATTTTAAAGCCTGATGCTTACGAAGCCTTCTTAGAGCAAACAGAAAAAGCTTTAAAAAGTAGAATTAAGAAGAATATCGCTAGAGAAAATATTAACGAAACAGAAAAAGCCACCAAAGCTATTTTTGACGAACTTGAAAAAGAAAGAAAATGAAGAAATTTTTTTTACTTTTAATCTTGTCTTCTTGCTCTCCTGATATCTCTAAATATTATCAAGAGGGCTTTAACAAGACTAAGCGCGAGAAAACTGAAAAAGTTATTTATATTAAATTTGCGCCAGCGTTAGATGATTATTACATTAATCAAGCTTATTTTGATGTTGAACAAATTAAAATAGAGCAGAATCTAATAGAAAAAGGACAGGCAACTATTCTAACTGAAACAATTTTCTCAAAATATTTAACAAAGGAAGAAGTAGAGAAATTTGCGAATAAGATTGGAGCTAAAGTAGCAGTTTGCTATATCTTCCCAAAAAAGAAATCAGTGGAACATTTCATGAATAAAATGAGTTCGTGGAATGATTTAGATGATGTTCCTGTTTCTGCAGTTACAAAGCTAATGTTCTATAATTCGAAATAATTACTACGAAAGCATGACTAAAAAGAATCTAGTTCTGAATCCTTGGCTCATCGCTCAAATCGAAGCTGAAGGCAAAGAGATAAAGAAAGTAATCAAAAACAGCCACTTACTAATGGCCACTCTTATTAATCCTATTGAGAGGCTTCATAAGAAAGGGATTCTAACTAGACAAGAATATCATGTGGGGATAAGACACGGTCATGATTACGAATTTGCTCACTTATCTCATCACTCAAGACCAATGTATGATGGCAGCGCTCCCTCAAAAGGAGGAAAGCCAGTTCAAAAGACTATCGCTCAATCACAATTGAACGCAGCTAAAAGATACGAAAAGGCAAAGATGGCGATATTTGATTTGAACCAAAGAGAAAAGAAGAAGCTTCCTGAGATTTTGACCCTCGTTTTTGAACAGCAGAAAAGCTTTCATAGCGTCGAAGTGATCTTAGGAACTAATCATAAGCTCTTAGAAGAAAGAGTAAAACTAATCTGCGAAACTTTACTAGAATTATAAAAACTGGGACGTAGCCAAGTGGTAAGGCAACGGGTTTTGATCCCGTCATGCGTAGGTTCGAATCCTTCCGTCCCAACCAATTAAAAAAATATGATTAAAGACAAGTGCATTGAATGTAAGTGCAAAGAATCTAATAAGAAACATGAAAGACAAAAACCTTTTGAGCATCTTTATTGTTATGAATGTCACCATAAAAAGAAATGGTTTTCAAAATTTAAAGAAGGAACTAATGATTGGGTTAGATTAATGTTTGATAGAAGCAAAAAGGAAGATGCGAGAAACGGTAAATTGATAAAAGAAATTTATGATTAAAAAAAATGAAAAAACTTCTTGCAATAGAAAATCCAAACAGCATTGTATAGAAATCTAGTGTGGATTTTTTCACTCATAATCTTGTTTCAGCCGCTCCAGCGAAAGTTGGGCGGCTTTTTTATTGCCTAAATTTACCTCTAACGCTAAGAAGAAATAGTTATGCCACTTTCTAAAGGATTAAGCAAAAAGAGCTTTGAAAAGAATATTAAGACTGAAGTAAAAGCGGGAAAGCCAGTAAAACAAGCTGTTGCTATCGCGTATGCTACTAAGAGAGAAGCTGAAAAGAAAAAGAAATAATAAAGATAGCATGAAAGAAAAGAAGCTAACTCCAAAACAGAAGGCTTTTGCTAGAGAATACGTAAAAGAAGGCAATGGAACACAAGCTGCGATAAAAGCAGGATATAGTAAAAAAGCAGCTCAAGAAATAGCTTATGAAAACCTCAGAAAACCTCAGATCAAAGAGGTTATTGAGGCAAAACAGGCTGTATTAGCTGAAAAAGCTCAAGTTTCTGCGGAATTTGTGATAAATAATTTTCTCGAAATTTTAGATTTTAATAAGCAAATCGAAGAATTTACTCAAGGAGACGGAGAAAACGTAAGAGTTAAAAAGAAGATGATTGATGCACAAGCAGCTTTGAAAGCAACTGAATTGCTTGGAAAACACCTCGGATTATTTGTAGATAAAATGCAAATAACTGGAAAGGATGGAAAAGATTTGATACCAATTGAAGAGCGGAAGACGAACTTAGCGCGGAAGTTGGCTTCATTCTTAGCGGTACAATCTGCAAGTATAAATAAAGACTAGATAATAAGGAGTATAACAGCTCGTTGCCTTTCGCGAGGAAGTCAAGTTTTATTTTCAATATAGTCAAGAAAAATCTTTCAATTACTTATAAAGTCTTGTTTTTACCTTAAGTGTGTCAAAATCGAACACCTAGGATGAACGAGAAATGATAGTAAATTAATTTTATAGGCAAACATACATGGCACTTTCTACAAAACTCAACGAATTAAGAGTAAGGGATAATACTTCTTATGCTTTAACTCCAGCCAATTCAATTAACAATTATGTATTAGCTGCAAACACTGCTGTTGATATTAATATGTCAGCTTTGGCCGATTCGACAGGTATTCTTCCCACTGCAATGATTTTCTCATGCACTGGAAACTTTTATGTACTTTGGAACGGAACTGGTGCAACTGTGCCGAGCTCTTCTGTAATTAATGGAACTGGCGCAGAATTAAATCCAGCAATTAGACGCATTGGACAAGCTATTACTAAATTTAGTGTAATTGCTCCGACTGCGTGCGTTTTACAAATTGCTCTTTACTCACAAATTAACTAATTAAATTAAATAACATGACTGCTATTCAAAAAGTTGCTAACTTACAAGGCCAAGATTTTAACGGACGTTTTGGCTTATTAAGCAATGGTTCTGGTTCTGACGATCAAATTGTTGCTCAAACTGCAAACGGAATTGCACTTAAAAATAAATGCGAATTTCATTTAACAACTATTAAAACAGTAACTTCTGCTCAAGTTTTAGCTTTAAACGCAACTCCAATTACAATAATTCCTGCTCCCGCTACAGGATATGCAATTGTTGTTAACAAAGTTATCATTAGACACGGAACTGGAACTGCTTACGCAGGAATCGCTGCAGGAGAAGATTTAGTTCTAAAATATACTAATGCTTCTGGCGCTCAATGTTCAGCAGTAATTGAAACAACTGGCTTTTTAGATCAAACAACTGCTCAAATTCGTTGTGCAAATAGCCCTTCTTCAACAGGAACTACCGCAAGTGATTTTGCTCCAGTAGATAATGCCGCGGTTGTTCTCCACTTGCTATCAGGCGAAATAATCACTGGCACTTTTGATCTGATTGTATTAGTTGATTACGATATTATTCCAACTGCTTATACTGCTTAATGCTTGACGAAATTCTGGCAAGACTCTCGCAAAACCTAACTCCGCAACAATTTGAAGAATTGGAGAAAGAGGTAAACGAAGTTTTGCCAGACGAGGCTTGGTATCCAAATGCTGGGCCTCAAACAGATGCTTATCTTTCCAAAGCTGACATTCTTCTATATGGCGGTCAGCCCGGTGGAGGAAAAAGTGCATTACTTCTTGGCTGTGCACTTACTCATCACCAAAGAAGTCTAATTATCCGTAAACAATTCACTGATTTGGAAGCAATCGCCGATGGCCTTCAAGGCATCTTAAAGACTTCTGAAGGAATTGTACGAGGAAACAGACCGAAATATAAAAGCCCAGAAGGCAGAATCATTTCTTTTCAAGGAATGGGAGCTTCTGGTGATCTTGATACGGGTAAACAAGGTAACGCATTTGATTTCATTGGAGTTGATGAAGCTGCTCAATTGCCCGAGAATGACATCCGATTAATGATCGGTTGGAATAGAACAACAGCTAAAGGTCAAAGATGCAGAATTATCTTGGCTTCAAATCCCCCTGTAAACTCTACAGGCGATTGGCTAGGAAGTTTCTTTGCCCCTTGGTTAGATCCAAAATATCCTAATCCAGCTAAATTTGGTGAATTACGATGGTTTATCTTCAATGCTGAAGGAAAGTCTCAAGAAGTAGAAAGTAAATACCCTATCATTATTGATGGTGTCGAATACTTTCCTCATTCTAGAACTTACATTCCAGCCAGACTTGAAGATAACCCATACCTAAACCCTGCTGACTATAAGAAGAATCTCCAAACTATACCTGAACCTTTTAGGTCTCAGTTATTATCTGGGAACTTCTTGGCAGCAAGAGAAGACCAACAGAATCAAGTAATCCCTACTTCTTGGGTTCAAGCTGCTATCGCAAGACACGAGAAAAGAACTTGCCCTCCAGAGGGAATTCCTATGTGCAATATGGGAGTTGATTGTTCTGGTGGTGGAAAAGATGAAGCTGTAATTGCTCCAAGATATGACCACTATTTTGCTAAGTTGATTAAATTCAATACAGTAAAAGATGAATATGGCTCGCAAATGGCTGGTGAAGTCATCAAAGCCAGAAGAGATAGAGCGGAAGTAACTCTTGATATGGGTGGGGGATATGGCTCAGGGGCTTATGTTATTCTTAAAGAGAATATAGGAACTGAGTTTCTTAAGTCTTACCGAGGCGGAGAAGGACCAACAAGAAGAACTGAAGATGGTAAATTAACTTTTACTAACGCTCGCTCTCAAGCTTACTGGATGATGCGAGAAGCATTAAATCCAGACCAATTAGGCGGTTCTCATGTTGAGCTTCCAAACGATGCAAGATTAATAGCTGGGCTAACTGCTCCAACCTTTGAACTTCGAGGAGTTAAAATTCAAGTTGAGCCCAAAGACGATGTAGTAAAGAAACTAGGATATTCGCCAAACGAAGCAGATGCAGTCGTAATGGCATGGTGGGGAGGTCGTAAAGGCTTAATCCCCGAAACTCTACCAAGATTTAATTTTAATCACGCAAGACCAACAACTATGAAAGATAAATATGCAGAACGGAGGGGAATATGAGCGGAGGAAGTACATCTGGCCTAGCTAAACAAGGAGTTGGAGCGTTTGGGGCGATTACTGCAATTGCTCTTGCACCTGCAACTGGCGGAGCTTCTCTGGCGGCTTTGCCCGGAGCTTTAGCTGTTGCTAGAGGTGGCTATGTACAAAATCAAGGTATTCAAAGAAGGGCGCAACAAGCTTTGCAGAACGATCTCTTAAAACCAATTTCCAAACCTCAAGTAGCTCCAACTACCGATAATACAGCAGTACAACGACAAAGAGCTAATACTTTATTACAGTTACAACAAAGAAGCGGAAGAGCTTCAACTCTTCTAACTAATCAATTTGGTGGCTAATGGCATTTAATCCAAAAACCCAATTCTTAATCACAAGAGCTCAAACTCTTTTATCGACTAAGACGCAATTAAACTCATTCTGGCAAAATGTCGCTTACAATTTTTATCCACAGCGAGCTTTTTTCACCAGAACTAATGCTTTTCCTTATGGACGAGACTTTGCCAGTAACCTTACAACTTCTTATCCTCTTTTAGTTGCTAGAGATTTAGCAAGTTCAATTTCAACTTATCTTCGTCCTGCTGGTGAACAATGGTTTAAAATCTCTATTGCTAACAAAAAAAAAGAAAAAATCTTAACCAACGAAAGCCGTCAATTCTTAGAATGGGCAACAGAGCAACAAACAAATTTCATTTATGATCGTGAATCTGGCTTCCAAAGAGCAGTTGACCAAGGCGATTATGATTATTCAGCGTTTGGACAATGCGCCATTTCTATTGAAGTGGATTATAAAACAAGAAATTTACTTCATCGTTGCTGGTTATTAAGAGATTTAGCTTGGCAAGAAGCTGCTAATGGCCAAATTAACTTTGTTGTCCGTCAATGGAAAACCAATATCCGTCAAGCTTATACTCAGTTCGGTGATAAATTAAGCCCAGCAACAATTAAGAGATTAGCTCAAGAAGGTGATTGCGATATTACTTTGTACCATATCGTAATCACAAACGAAGATTATTACACTTCTTACAGCGACACAGCAACAAAAGATCGTAAAATTAAACTTCCTTTCGTATCAATTTACTGCCAACTTGAAGAAGAGCATGAGATTGAATGTGTCGGTTCTCCAACTATGATCTATTGCATTCCTCGCTGGCAGACTGTTTCTGGTTCACAATACGCTTACTCACCAGCGGTTGTAGCTGCTTTACCTGATGCTCGTTTACTACAATCTATTACTCTTTCACTATTAGAAGCAGGAGAAAAAGCTGTTAATCCTCCTTTGATTGCTCACGAAAGCGCTGTTAGATCGGATATTTCCCTAGTGGCTAATACCATTTCTTGGATTCAAGACGGTTATGAGGGAACGGCTGATGATGCAGTTAAGGTAATGAACTTAGATCGCTCTGGTCTCCAATATGGTTTAACCATGCAAGCAGACACAAGAGCGCAATTAACAAGAGCATTCTATTTGGACAAGCTTTCTCTTCCAGTATTCGATGCAGCTATGACTGCAACAGAGGTAAGACAGAGAATCCAAGAATGGGTTCGCTCTGCTTCTCCTCTTTTTGGAACTTTGCAAACAGAATACAATGCTCAAATGTGTAAAATGCAATTTGACACCCTAATGCATGTTAGAGCTTTTGGAACACCTGAAAGTATACCAGAAGAGCTACAAGGCGAAACTGTAGATTTTACATTCACTTCTCCACTTATTGAAGCCAAAGGTGCTGATAAAGGGCAGAAATTCTTAGAAATGCAAGGAGCTATTACTAATGCAATTAATCTTGATCCTTCTGTGCGGTTTTTACCTAATGCTACTATTGCTCTTCGTGATGCTCTTGATGGTATCGGCATTCCTGCTAAATGGCTAAATGATGAAGAAGATGTTGAACAAATGAAAGCTAACGAACAACAAGCACAACAACAACAACAATTTATCCAAACCCTAGCTCAAGGTGGTCAAGCTGCGGAGCAAATAGGTAAGGGAGCGCAAGCAATTAATCAAGCGGGGTTAGAATAATGTCTAAAACCAAAGCTCTCTTCGCTAAAAACTTCTTCGGAGCAATTGATTTAAATGATCTTCTTAAGAAAGACGAAGTGATTGCTCTTCAAAAAGTAGCTAAGGGCAGGGCTAATGAATATGAGCAGCAATTAGCTTACTCAACCATCATTAACAAGCTTTGCAGATCCGCAGCGCCTTCGTTTAACGAAAGCCATGCAATAACAAGTTTCAATGAAGGTGTCAGACATGTTGGCGCGTTGCTATCAATAGCAGCCGTTTCAAACATCGACACTTTCAAAGAAAATAATCCTATCAACAATAAAACTAAATAATGACTGAAACTGTTTCGATCCAAGAACCTACAGCCGTAGAGACTTCTATTCCCGTTCAAGCAACAGAACAAGTAACCCAAACACCAGTAGTCGAACCCGTAAAAGTAGAAACTCCAAAAGAACCAGTTAAATCCGGTACTCTTTTAGACAAAGCAGCAGCCGAAGTTAAAACTGAAGAAGCTTACTGGAAAGACGATTGGAGGCAAAATATCGCAGGAGAAGATCCAAAGCTTTTAAAAGAATTAGAAAAGCATAAGACACCTGCCGAGCTTGCAAAGGCTTATAGAGAATTACAAAAGCAATTCTCAAGCACAAGGCCAACTCCTGAATTAGCAAAAGATGCTACTCCTGAGCAAGTAGCAGAGTGGAGGGAAAAAGTCGGTATTCCTGAAAGTTGGGATAAGTACGACACAGAATTAACAAATGGTGTTGTGATTGGTGAGAACGATAAACCTCTTGTAGAGAAATATCTACAAAAAGCCCATGAAGCCAACATGAAGCCAGACGAAGTTAAAAAGTCCTTACAGACTTACTTCGAAATGACTAATGCAATGGAATCCGAAAGAATCCGTAATGCAGAAGCGCAACAAAATGCTGTGGCTGAAGAGCTAAAAAAACAATGGGGCGTTCAATTTAAAGAGAATCTTAGTATTGTTGCTACTCATTTAGAGAAAGCATTAGGCGTAGAAACTTTTAATAAACTGAACCAAGCAATTCTTCCTGATGGCTCTTATGCAATTAATGATCCAGCAATTCTGAATCATTTTTTAAAAGAAGCCAAACAAGAACAAGGTGGTCACACAGTAGTTGCTAGCCCAACAGCCGATTTACCAAGTCTAATGGATCGCAAGAAGCAAATCGAAAAGATTGCTCTTACCGATAACAGACTTTTTTACAATTCTCCAGAATTAAGACAAGAGCTTGCACAGATTGAAGTTCAACTCGCTGCGAGAAAAAAATAGAATTCCAAAAGAATTAACTGGTCACGTTTAGTGATTAGTTAGAGCAAGACTGCTCATTTTTATTCTGACATAACGGACGCTATAAGAACACAACTAAGACCCTAAAGGATAATCTTAAGTTTGTTTGTTGGCACACTCCTTAAACAGATTGTTTCCCTTACAAATTTAATTATACTATTCAATGACAGTAGCATTTACTCCTAGTGCTCCTTTAGTAGTCTACAGAAACGAAATCGTTCTAGGCTTCCAAAGAAGACAAAAACTCCTTTACAACTCAGTTTTAACTCAATTCCAAGCAAAAGGCTACCAAGCTGTGTTTGAAGTTGCTGATACTGGAAACGATTATGCCGTTACTCGCGGTGCAAACGGTTTCGTACCATCAAGCACTTTCACACAAGCTCAATACACTGCTACGATGCAAATGCAGTTTGCTAAAGATGTCAGAAATAAAGAAGACATTCTGGGCTCTCAAGGCGACATCGAAAGAGTTATGACTGAAGCCGCTGTAGGCAAAATCAATCGTTCTATTGATAAAGTTATTCTTGATCAATTGGATGCTGGTTCTCAAACAGCTTGGTCTTCTGCTCCATTGACTTCTATCTCAACAGATACTTTTGCCGCTTTATTGGCAAAATTAACTGCTGCTAAAATCCCAATGGACGGAAATATCACTGCAGTTATTCAACCTTCTGTATTCTCTCAATTGTACAAGTTACCAAACTTTGCAAACGAATTATACGTAAACAAAACTCCAACTCCTGAATTGGATTTGAAATGGGAAGATCAACCTCGCATGTATAGATGGATGGGCATTAACTTTATCGTTATGCCTGGTCTAACTGGTGCAGGTACTTCTTCTGAGACTAACTACATTTATCACAAAAATGCTATCGGTCTTGCTGCTGACTTATCTGGTCAAGGTACTCCAACAGTTGATGCTGGTTACGATCAACAAAACAGTTACTACTTCGTGAATGCTAACTTCTACATGGGTGCAAAAGTGATCCAAGATACTGGTATTTACAAGTTCTATACTGATGGTACTTCACTTGTGAATGTTCCTGCTTAATATTAACTTAAAATATCTTTAAATCATGGCTTACGCTCCTACTACAAACTCTCCAGTTCAGATTTTTAGCAACATCAGTTCTAAAATCTACGCAACTTCCGTAACTGGCGTTGCTAAATTCTGGCAGTATAACAGTGCCGATTCTTTGGCTACTGTTCAAGGTTCTGGTTATTTCTCTAACGGGAAAGAACTTGGAATGCAAGTTGGCGACATCGTGTTCGTTTCTGTATCAGACGTTTTGAAA